ACTCATTCTGTTGAATACGACAAAGATAATTTTACAGAATACAACAAAATAAAAGAAAGTGATGTAATAGCTTGGCTAGAAGCTGGGTTAGATGTTGACGCTATGAAGGCTAGTTTAGATGCAAAAATTGCATTACAAAAAGCCCCCGTAGACAAAACATTTTATTCACCTTTTGCTGAGTCTGTTGAAGAATAATTAGAAATCAAGTAAAACAAGTGATAATAAATTATAACCCAAACAATTAAATTAAATTTAAAAAAAAATTAAAATTATGGAAAACCAAGAACAAAAAATTACACCAGAACAATTAGAAGAATTACAAGGTTATGTAGGTAAATTAAACAATGCTGCATCCCAAATTGGAAACTTAGAATTGCAAAAACACAAAATTAACCACGCTGCTTCTGAAGTTCAAATGGATTTAAATAAATTCCAAGCAAAGTTAGAAGAAAAGTACGGTAAAGTACAAATTAATATTCAAGACGGTACGTACGAAGAAATCGTAGAAGATGAGTCTGGTTCGTAAAATAAGTATAGGTAGAGACTATAAGAATGACGCTATGCACTATGCGGTTGGCCAAGAGGTATATGGTGGCCATACAATATGTGATATAGTAGAGAATGACGATAAGTTTTCTATTTATATTAAAAAAAACAAAGAAGTATTACCGTGGAAAGACTTTAATAAAAACATGGCAATAGCTGTGGAATACAATTTAGAATATTAATGCAAAGTTTATTTGATTTTATTATAAAACCAAAAAACGAAAGATACGATAATAAAAAATATATAGATGGTCAAGAGCTCTTGGTTAATACGGAGATCTCTGATCATCGGTATATTAGTCGTAACGGAATTGTTTTAAATACACCAAAGTCTGAGGATACTGAAATTCAAATAGGGGATGAAGTTATATTACATCACAATGTATTTAGAAGATGGTATAATCAGCACGGTATAGAAAAAAACAGCCGAAGTTATTATAAAGATAATTTGTATTTTGTAAAGTCGGATCAAATATACTTATATAAACGAAATAACGAATGGAACGCACCTAGAGGCTTTTGCTTCGTTAAACCAATTCAATCTACTAATATATTAAATAACGAGAAAGAACAAGCCCTAAGGGGCATTATAAAATACGTTGATAAAGACGTTAGCAGTTTAATAGAGAAAGAAGATTTAGTTGGGTTTACGCCAAGCAGTGAATATGAATTTATTGTAGAAGGTGAAAGAATGTATAGAGTACTAACAAGAGAAATATCTATTAAATATGAACGTCAAGGAAACGAAAAAGAATATAATCCAAGCTGGTTATGATGCTGTCAAAGAACTCGTTAAAGTCGCGAAAGAACCGATTGTTGAAACTGATGATGATATTTCAGCCGATAGACTCAAGAACGCTGCAGCCACTAAAAAGCTCGCAATATTCGATGCATTTGAGATCTTAAATAGGATTGAAGAAGAAAAAGGGTTATTAGAAAATAAACCTAAAGAAAAAGAAGACACTTTTAAGGGGTTTGCTGAAAGAAGATCTAAGTAATGTATAAGCAAAGTTTATATGAGGTTATTGAACCTGTAAAAATAACCACCATTAAAAGATTAAACAAATCTAAAAAATGGAAATATGGGTACAATAAAGAACATGATGTTGTGGTTATATCTAAAAGTGGTCAGATTGGTGATGTGTATAGCATCCAGGGTCTTAAGATAGCATTACCAAAACCAACAAACGTAGATAACACGAATAATAGATGGGTTGCACACGAGTACCCTAAAGAACTTAAATCTGTTAAAAGTATATTTGATTGGAAAGATTATCCGGATGAGTTTAAACAAAGGTGGCATACCTATATAGACTCCGAATTCACTAAAAGAGATGAAGGATATTGGTTTAATAATAAAGGAACACCAACTTATATAACAGGAACTCATTATATGTACCTACAATGGACAAAGATTGATGTAGGTAAACCTGATTTTAGAGAAGCAAATAGATTATTCTTTATATTTTGGGAAGCTTGTAAAGCAGACACAAGAAGCTACGGAATGTGTTATTTAAAAAATAGACGTAGTGGATTTTCGTTTATGGCATCTGGTGAAACAGTTAACCTAGCAACCATATCATCCGATTCAAGATACGGTATATTATCTAAGTCTGGTGCTGATGCTAAAAAAATGTTTACAGATAAAGTGGTTCCAATATCAATTAACTACCCGTTCTTTTTTAAACCGATTCAAGATGGTATGGATCGACCTAAAACAGAACTTGCATATAGAGTGCCAGCGTCAAAGCTAACTCGTAAACGTTTTGAATCAAAAGACAAAGCATTACAATTAGAAGGGTTAGATACAACTATCGATTGGAAAAATACTGGAGACAACAGTTATGATGGTGAAAAACTTACGTTACTTGTACACGATGAGGCTGGTAAATGGGAAAGACCAGAAAACATTCTTAACAACTGGAGGGTTACTAAAACAACTCTTAGATTAGGTTCAAGAATAATTGGGAAGTGTATGATGGGCTCAACAAGTAACTCATTAGACAAAGGTGGTGAAAACTTTAAAAAACTATATAATGACTCGGACGTCAAGAAAAGAAATAAGAATGGACAGACTCGCTCGGGATTATATTCTTTGTTCATACCTATGGAATGGAATTTCGAAGGATTCATCGATTCTTATGGAATACCTGTCTTTAACACACCGAGCAACCCTGTCAAAGACCACCAAGGAGATAATATCGACATCGGGGTTATTGAACATTGGGAGAATGAAGTTGAGGGATTAAAAGGAGATCAAGACGGTTTAAATGAATTTTATCGTCAGTTTCCAAGAACTGAAGAGCACGCATTCAGAGACGAAACAAAAAATAGTATATTTAATTTAGTAAAAATATACGAGCAAGTAGACTTTAACGAAGAAGCAAAGTACAGTGCTTTAGTTACAAAGGGAAGCTTTCAATGGCAAAATGGCATTAAAGATACAAAGGTTGAATTTATACCTAATCCAAACGGAAGATTTAATGTTAGTTGGGTTCCACCCGCACATTTACAAAATAAAGTAATACTAAAAAATGGAATTAAATATCCTGGAAACGAACATAGTGGTGCATTTGGCTGCGATAGCTACGATATATCCGGGACTACCGACGGTCAAGGATCTAAGGGCGCTTTACACGGTCTCACAAAGTTTAGCATGGAAGAAATTCCTGCTAATATGTTTTTTTTAGAATATATAGCTAGACCGCAAACAGCGGAAATGTTTTTTGAAGATATATTAATGGCATTACACTTTTATGGTATGCCAATACTAGCAGAAAACAACAAGCCTAGATTATTATACTATTTAAAACGAAGAGGATATAGAGGCTATTCAATGAATAGACCTGATAAAATATGGAATAAATTATCGGTTACTGAAAAAGAAATTGGAGGTATACCGAATTCAAGTGAAGACATTAGACAAGCTCATGCTGCTGCAATTGAAAGTTATATAAATAACTATGTAGGCGAAAAAGAAGATGGTAGTTACGGCGATATGTATTTTAATAGTACATTAAACGATTGGGCTAAGTTTGATATAAACAAAAGAACAAAATTTGATGCGGCGATAAGTTCAGGCTTAGCGGTTATGGCATGCAATAAAAATAGATATGCACCAAATCAAACAAGAGAATTAAAAAGCAAAGTTAATTTTAGTTTTTCTAAATATAACAATAATGGAAATTTTTCAAAAATAATACAATAGATGGCAAGAGTATCACCAAAAGGTATTTTTCCGAGTCAAGCAGTTAGCGACGCAGAAAAAGGAGGTTTAGATTATGGGCTTCAAATCGCTAAAGCTGTTGAGTCAGAATGGTTCAAAAAAGATTCAGGAGGATCTCGCTATTTCTCTAATAGAGATAACTACCATAACCTTAGGTTATATGCTAGAGGCGAACAAAGCATTAAAAAATATAAAGATGAATTATCCATTAACGGTGATTTATCTTATCTAAATTTAGATTGGAAGCCAGTACCTATTATTCCAAAGTTTGTGGATATAGTTGTTAACGGCATTGCTGAAAGAGCATTTGATATAAAAACATATTCAATAGATAGAACCGCTAATGAAAAAAGAACAAAGTATATGGCAAATATACTTAGAGATATGCGGGCAAAAGAATTTATATCCCAAGCTCAAGAGCTTTTAGGCGTAGATGCTAGAGTATCTAATATAAAAGAATTACCAGAAAATGAAGACGAATTGTCTTTACACATGCAATTGAATTACAAGCAAGCTATTGAAATTGCAGAAGAACAAGCAATAAATAATATTTTAGATATAAATAAATATGATTTATTAAAGAAAAGGTTAGATTACGATATTACAGTTTTAGGTATTGGATGCGTTAAGAACAGCTTTAATACCGCTGAGGGTATAAAACTAGAATATGTTGACCCTTCTGATTTAGTATATTCTTACACAGACTCACCATATTTTGATGATTTATATTATGTTGGTGAAGTTAGAAGAGTAAGTTTAGTTGAACTAAAGAAACAATTTCCAGAATTAACAAACGAAGATATAGAGGAAATTGAGGGAAAAGGAGATGGTTCTACATTGTACAATCAGCTTGGAACTAATTCTGCTGATAAAAATTTTGTAAATGTATTATATTTTGAATATAAAACATTTCAAAACCAAGTATATAAAATAAAAGAAACTAATAGCGGCGCAGATAAAGCAATTAAAAAAGACGATACATTCAATCCTCCTAAAGATTCTAGAGCTAGATTTGAAAAAGTAAATAGATCTATAGAATGCTTATATGAGGGTGCAAAAATTGTTGGTCATGATAAATTATTAAAATGGCAAAAAGCTGTTAATATGACAAGACCTAAATCTGATATTACAAAAGTTCAGATGAGTTACAATATTGTAGCACCTAGAATGTACAAAGGAAAAACTGAATCGTTAGTTAGTAGAATGACATCATTTGCTGATATGATTCAAATTACACATTTAAAACTTCAACAAGTTTTATCTCGTATGGTTCCCGATGGTGTTTATTTGGATGCAGATGGTTTAGCGGAAGTTGATTTAGGCAATGGAACTAATTACAATCCGCAAGAAGCATTGAATATGTATTTCCAAACAGGTTCCGTTATTGGTAGATCAATGACACAAGATGGTGAATTTAATAATGGAAAAGTACCAATACAAGAATTAAGGGCGGGAGCGGGCGGCTCTAAAATACAAAGCTTAATACAATCTTATAATTATTATCTACAAATGATGAGAGATGTTACAGGATTGAATGAAGCAAGAGACGGAAGCACACCTGACAAAAACGCTTTAGTTGGTTTACAAAAATTAGCAGCAGCAAATAGTAATACAGCAACTAGACATATATTACAAGCTGGTTTATATTTAACTTTAAAATCTTCAGAAGCTATAGCATTAAGAATATCCGATGTTTTAGAATACTCCAATACTAAAAATTCTTTAATCCAAACATTAGGTAAATTTAATGTTGGAACTTTAGAAGAAATAAAAGAGTTGCATTTGCATGATTTTGGTATATTTTTAGAATTAGCTCCAGATGAAGAAGAAAAACAATTGCTAGAAAATAACATACAAATGGCTATTACACAAAAGCAAATAGAATTAGAAGACGCTATTGATGTAAGAGAAATTAAAAATTTAAAATTAGCCAATCAGTTATTAAAATTAAGAAGAAAGCAAAAGTTTGAAAGAGATAGACAAATCCAAATGGAAAATATCCAAGCACAGTCTCAAGCTAACGCTCAGTCAGCTCAAGCAGGGGCCGCCGCAGAAATACAAAAACAGCAAGGGATTGCTGAAACAAAAGTACAAATTGCACAAGCACAATCGCAATTTGATATTGCAAAACTTGAAAGAGAAGCACAAATTAAAAAAGAACTAATGGAGTTTGAGTTTCAACTTAATATGAAGCTTAAAGAGCAGGACAATCAGGTGATTAACAATAAAGAGAAGTACAAAGAAGATCGCAAAGACGAAAGAACAAAAATACAAGCTTCACAACAAAGTGAACTTATAGACCAGAGAAAATCTGGAAAACCACCAAAAAGTTTTGAATCTGCTGGATTTGATAACTTGGGTGGATTTGGATTAGAACAATTTGATCCAAGATAATACTTAAACAATTATATTTTATTATGTCAGAAAACATCAAAGCAGAAGCTTTAGACGTCGAAGAAAAGTCTATCGCTGAAAAAGAAGCAGAGGTACAAAAGCTATCAACTAACGAAGATGGTGATTACACTGTGGATTTAGGAAAAATTAATCAATCAAAAGAAGAAACAGATGCCGTTCAAAAACAAAGCCCAGAAGATGGCGTGTTACGCGGAAGCAGCGAAGATGAAAAAGATGGGGAAGAAGCCAAAGTGGAACTGCAAGAAGTACAGCAAGAAAAAGTAGAAGAACCTGTACTGGAAGAAATTATTGAAGATGAAAAAAATAATACTGAAGAGGAAGGAGTGGATGGAAGCGCTGAAGCTCCCGACGCCGCACCGGAACCTGAAAAAGTATTACAGGAAGAAAAAACACAAGAACCAGAAGTAAACTTACCAGAAAACATACAAGACCTGGTAAAATTTATGGAGGAAACTGGTGGAACTCTTGAAGACTATGTTAGACTTAGTGCTGACTATTCAAATGTAGATGAAAATACATTATTAAGAGAGTACTATAAACAAACTAAGCCTCATTTAAGTTATGATGAAGTGTCGTTTTTATTAGACGATCAATTTTCATTTGACGCAGAAATTGATGAGGAAAGAGATATTAAAAGAAAAAAACTTGCTCTCAAAGAGGAAGTCGCAAATGCCAATAAGTTTTTAAATGAAACTAAGGATAAATACTATAAGGAAGTCAAGTTGGGTTCCAGATTAGCTCCTGAACAGCAAAAAGCTATTGAATTTTTTGACAGATACAATAAAGAGCAACAATCAGCTGAAGAATTATTACAGCAGCAAACAAAACATTTTGAACAAGAAACTAGTAAAGTTTTTAGCGAAGAATTTAAAGGTTTTAATTTCAACGTAGGAGACAAGAAATATCGTTTCAA